GTGGCATCCCAAACGATCTTGGCTCATTACTTCCAAGGCCATCTTTCAGCACAGTGGGTAGTGGTTATTAGCCACATTTCTTGTGCACCAAGGGTTTTCCTCACAACTCTATGCGGGGCACACGTCTTGCGGTTTGGTAGGAAACTGCCGCAACTAGCGCAGAAGCTCCCATTCTTGCCACATCCCCCAACTTATGTTGCCAATCTGGCATAGTGTTATCCAGATATGACAACACATCGTTGAGGGCACTCGTTGTCCAATTCCTTGCGCTCACTGATGGCGTAATGCCGTCAGCAGCGGCTGGTTGCCACTCATATATTGCTACAAGCCGCACTCTCACACCCACGCTTCCGGGAATACCTTTCACGCAGATGAGTATAGAATTGCGTCTCGATTGCTCAATGGTGGGTGTTGCGGTGGTGGGGTTAATACTCAGCTGATCCCCATCAGCAGGCCTCCATTTTGTCTCAATGAAATCATTGGGCATCCTGTCGACATACTGGGTGAGGTTGGCTAAGCCATCAGTTGAGTACGATGATCCAAGCACTACAGATCCTCCATTAACACTCCCGGTGTACACGATACCCTGGCGTGCACTCTCCGAACCAGGCCAGTAGACCTGTGCGCAAGCAGCGACACACCTGGCGGAACTAGCGTTACTGAGGAGGAACGAGCCTCCAGGAGCATTTGATGAAGGTAGTGCCCCAGCTGCCACGCTAGCGCTGCTAGAAGCTGCGTTAATAGCAAGCAAATGACTAGCATTACCAGCATTGTAACCGATGCCTCCCGGTGTCCAACATACCATTCCAGCGGTGTCTGTGGCACCGACAAAGACAAGTATGTCTGTTTCAAACCGAGTGAGGATCCCACCATCGCCGCCGATATATGTAGGATGGGTAAGAGGAGAACCACAAGGATTATTGAGCAAGTTCGCATAAGCCATAGACATATTGTCCATGCCTCTGCGGGGTGGACGTGGAGGCCGCATAGAATTCTGATTCCGACCCTTAGCTGCGCGGGCAGCCCTAGTTTTCTTTGCCATTGCGGAGAAAGTTCTTTAGCCACGTTGTTACGCGCGACTGAGTGACCAGGTGACTAATCTGATCTGGGGGTCGACTAGTGAAATTTGGTTTTGTGGATCTGAGGTGTTTCTCAATCATAACTTGTTGGTCAGGTGTGACTCCGAAAGCCCTCCAGAAAGAAACTCTGGTCTCTGCCGAAATCGGTCCCTCGTGCACAACAAGCCAAGGGTCTTCGAGGATTGCGTTGCGAGCAAAGCCATAGCTGCCAAACTCAACATCGTTGCGAATGACGCGCTCTGCCCTAGCAACATCCCCATCCCTCCTAAGAGCAGCATAGTACTCTTGCATGACCGGTACCCCAATGCTCTGGACGCCTCCACAAACGCCCATAGCACCTAAATGAATCCTCGCAGTACGTTCGTCACGAATCTTTGTTGAATGGGTGTCCCCACTCAGCGCCTTACAAAGATTGCGAACCATAGCTGGCACCCCATCAACGTAGACCGGTTGAGATTGACAAAACTCAATCCGCTCAAATACGTCGGTGACGTAATCAACCTTGGCAGTGAAACCGAATCCCAGGAACCACTCTCTTATGTTCATCATGAATGCGTGCAAGTCCCGTCTCTCAATGATGACAGCACAGTCATCTCCATCATTAGCGAGGTGTATCTTAATACCCCTCTCATGCCCCAGACGCCAGATCATAGCACACATTATCGTACAATTTCCAAGAGCGGTGTTCATATCCCCGGAACCACGTGTTCCCCTCTTCACATACCTAACCAATCCATCGGGGCAAAAGCATTTGCCCCTGTTCACCAGCTGCCAGCTGAGCAACTCAGCTAGCTCCTGGTCCCGGAATATAGCATTATACAACGAATGCTCCCACCTCAGCCAATCAATGTCCACGTGTTGG